TTGTCTACTGAAAGATCTCCGATGTCTATGGTGTCCGTCGTATGACCGGCAGCACGGCGCAATAGAGCCCGTAACCTCGCCATTAATTCTTCCGTATGGAAAGGCTTCGTCAGGTAATCATCGGCTCCGGCGTCAAAACCAGCTACTTTTTCACTCCACTGATCTCGTGCCGTCAAAATAAGGACTGGGAAGCTTTTCCCATCAGAACGCCATTTTTGCAGGACACTCACACCATCAATAATCGGAAGACCCAGATCAAGAATAACAGCATCATAAGGTTCCGTATCGCCTAAGTGATGACCTTCTTCACCATCACCAGCAATATCCACAGCATAGCCCACATCTGTCAGAGCATCTTTAAGCTGGCGGGAAAGGTCAGGATCGTCTTCGACGACTAGAATACGCATATAGGCCTCACGAAATATAGAATTGAAGAACGATTCCTAGAGACTTATCTTTTGACACGTCCAGTGTTCGCGTCAATGAAAACATCACCGCCTTTGACTTGGCGGCGGGCAATCGACTTGGCCTGAGCCGCAGAAATTTTGTTCTGGACCCATAATTCATAGTCTTGAGCTGACATATCATGATCTAGGATATTGAAAGACTGCGCAGGCAAAATGTAATTTTGGGCGGGCTGAATCTCCAAATTACCAACATTGGCATGTGCAGGCATAGCTGCCGCACCCAATAGCAAAACCGCACTTAAAGCGGTGAAAATATGTCTACGATTGGTTATCATCCGCCTCTTCTAGCAACTAGCCTCTGAACCTAATCTGAATATTGCGTATAAATTGCATTTATTTTTCATCCCACTGAATCATGATATTTATGGTTTTAGCCCCTTACGCGGGTCGAAATTTTTTGACACTTTTGACTTTTTAGCCCATCTTTCCAATGACTTAGCATCATTATCATCCAGAATAACTTGGAGAACGACAACCAGATCTCCGCCTTTGACGCCTTTACCCTTAAGACGCATTTTAGTGCCTGTATTACTGCCGGCAGGAATTTTAAGCGTCACATCGCCATCCGGCAAAGGAATCGCTACCCGCGCGCCAAGAACGGCTTCTTTTAGAGAAACAGGCAGATTAAGGCGCAAACGCGTCCCCTCACGGCTATAATGACTGTGAGGCTTTACACTTATCTCAACTTTGGCATCTCCGGCCTGTCCACCGCCTGTTCCGGTTTTACCTTTTCCGGTAACCCGAATGACTTTCCCATCATCAACGCCTTTGGGAATTTTCACGATTAGGCCATTTTTCAGCTGCTTTTGACCGCCTTTCAGCGCGTCCATAAAAGGTAATGTCACTTTGTAACGAATGTCGGCTCCTTTTTTAGGCGCTGCTCTGCGTTGGTTCATCCCGCCGCGCATGCCGCCCATATTCATCCCAAAGAGAGAGGAAAAAAGCTCCGCCATATCTTCTTGCCCGCCCATCTGAGCGCGGCGTCCACCCCCCATTCCAGCAAAAGGGTTTTGACCACCAAAGCCGCCGGCAAAGGGATTTTTCTGCTGTCCAGAGCCATCAACTTGTCCGCTATCATAACGGGCTTTCATATTTTTATCCGACAGAAGCGTATAAGGTTCAGCCGCCCTTGGATTGTCTTTATTGACGTCAGGATGATATTTTTTTGCAAGGCCGCGATACGCCTTACGGATTTCAGCCTCTGAGGCTGATCTCGTGACGCCGAGTAATTTATAGGGATCTTTCGCCATGTCATATATTTAGGGTCAAATTGGTTGCGAACAAGGACTAAAGTTTGAATATCGTTTCAGCGCCCCAGCCATAGGCCCGGCTGCCCTGTGCAATGACGATGTAATCCACAGCTACAAGATTTGAAAGCGGGAGTATCAATTTTGGTTCGTTGATCTCATAGTCTCTCACGGGGTTGCCATCAGACACAAATTGAACCCGATAAATTTCTATCTCTTCCCCTAAAGGGATATCCAGCCCAGACCAAGTCTCGCCTCCCACGCGGCTTTGCCTGATCCATGAGAGATGCGCCTCTTCGCCCACATATCTGACCTTTACATGGACTGGCGGCAAAGGACGAAGATGTTTCGCCCCATAGGCAAATTCGGTCACGTCACTTGTTCGGCCTGCCGCCTGCGCGCTTAGACTAATCGTTTCGCCAATATAAGTCTCCGGCACAGACAAATCCTTCCATCCTCCATTTAATAAAGTCACGCGCGCACCGGCTGAAATTATGTCCATCATATCTGTTGCCGTTCCCTCAAGGCCGCGTAAAAGTTTTGAGAAGCGGTAAATATTGGACGCAACCAACTCCGCATTCACCGCTTGCATAACCTCCCACCCACTCTGGGTTTCTACGGCGAAACGGTTCTGCCCCGACAGAATATCATCCTCAGAACGGGAGGAGAGGCTAACGCCCGGCAGAAAAACATCTAGCTCAGCACCATAATCCCACCGTCCAACTGGACCGCGCGGCAAATCTGTGAGCAAGGCCCCGAAATAAACCGGAGCTGTCACAATGACCTCTCTATCTGGGCCGTAAATGACAGCTTGTGAGAATGGCGACATCGCCACCCCAATCAATGGGCCTTGATAGGGGCCCGGTAAATCCAAGGCAAAAAGCCCGGGCTTGGGTGTCCATTGCGGCGGGCGTGTTACGCTTGGCGTCGCGCCCATAAAAGGCAGATCTCCCATCTGCGATATAATCTGCGCTGATACATCTTGGGTTGTCAGTCCTTCCAAAGATTGAATTTGCCAAATACCGTCAAGAGACGGCAAACTCACATAATCACCGACTTCAAGATCAAGACGCTGGCTGGATAAGCTAAACGTCACTGAACGCTGATGTCTCACAATACGCTCCAAAATCTGATCGGCGGCATAACGGGCAAAACTGCGGCCCATAACGATAGGCGCATTGATATCCACAATCCGCACTGTCTCTGCCAATTGATCACGCGCCGTCGCCAAACCGAGTTGGTAATCATTGGACGCATCAATGAAGTGAATACGGACATCTTTTATGCGCTCTTCAGGATCGGATTTTATATGACGAAGCGGAGTTGAGAGATCACCCGAAATATCATAAGCCGTCAGATTAATCGGCAACCGGTTAGCCTCGCTGACAAAGCGCAAAGCTGTAGCCGCTTCAATCAGGTTAAATCCATAAAGCACAGAGAGCGGCGTTAAAGCGCCGCGCCCTGTCAGAGGCCGGTCAAGATGATAGCCTTGAACGAGCCCGCTGATCTGTGATGTGTCAACAGAGCTTAATCCGCTTTGTCGGCAAATCTCTGAAACGATATCTGCCAACGGGACTAATCCCGCCCGGCCGGAGAGCCAATGTCCGCGCTGCCAATTTTCTCCATCTGACCACACAGTGTCCCGTGCCGGAAAATCAGGAAAAGGCCGCACGTCCCAACACCAAACATTGATCATATCCAGATCAATCATCGGCCCGCCATAAAGCTCTGAGGTCGGATTATTTTCATGAGGTCCGGCCCAATATTCTATGAAAGCTTCCAGATATTTCCGCTGTATGAGGTCATCACGCGCGCCATTGGAAAAATAAGGGATATTGTTTTCTGATGATTTTGGGTCGGAGAAAACATTGGGCTGATGCGCGCCATTGTGAACAGCGGGGCAGCCAATTTCCATGAGCCAAATCGGCTTGCTTTGCGGCGCCCAAGCCGTAGAGTTCTGAGCTTCTTCACCGCCTCTGCGATTATAATGAGGTTGGCTCCACCAATTGCGTAAATCCTTATAGCGATAGACCCAGGGTTTTGCGGCGGCCCCGTCTGTTATAGGCGTTCGAATTTGCTGATCACGATCAGCTGGGGAGGCATAGAAATAATCATAGCCTTCACCGCTTTCCATTTGGCCTTGCAGATAAGATAAATCATACGGGCTCTCGCCGATAGCTTCATCCAAATGCGCGCTATCCTCGCGCCAATCCGAAAGCGGAAAATACGCATCAATTCCTATCGCATCAATCGCGTCTGAGGCCCAAAGCGGGTCGAGATGGAAGGTCACATCCCCGCTGCTATCTTGGGGGTGATGTCCGAAATATTCAGACCAGTCCGCAGCGTAAGTTATCTGTGTTTGCGGCCTTAATAAAGACCGAACATCGGCGGCGAGGGCCGTGAGTTTTTCTACCGCGGGATACCCTCCTTGCGCATCCCTGAGCGTTGTTAGGCTCCGCATTTCCGACCCGATGACAAAGCGGTCAACGCCGCCTGATAATTGCGCCAATCTCGCATAGTGCAAAATAAAGCGCCGATAGGAAAATTCATCAGGCCCGGAATAACTTGGCAATCCATTGGGTGCGTCAAAATGAGAGGCTTGAGCCGTCCCAAAGAAACTCTCAATTTGGGGTATTACAGCCTCAGAATGATCTCCTGATTGCGGAAAGCAGCTTATACGGCCTCGCCACGGAAACGGGGCTTGTTCTATCCCGCCATAAGGATCAGGTAAATTATTACCTTGTGGGATATCCATTAAAATAAAGGGGTAAAGCGTGACTTTATAGCCGCGTGATTTAAGGGCGGCTATAGCTTGCAGGATAGAGTCATCCGACGGCGTTCCGCCATAATTAGGGCGCTCATTTTCATCTTGGCTCACGAGGTAAGCCGTGCCGCGTTTGACCCCGCTCACCTGCCACGTCACATCGGGCGTGATGCGGGTTTTTGTTTCCACTCCGGGGCGAATCTGAAACGCCCCACATCTGAGGTCATCGCCAAACCACGCCGTGATAATAGATATATTTTTAACATTGGGTAGCTGCGTTTCGAGCTGATCTAAGGCCAGTTCTATATCAGCTTTTCCTGAGAGATTATTCATATTAATCGGACGGGCTGATGTGGCGCTCGGTGTGTCCTCCACGATCCGGGTGGCATAGGCAAATTCACCAGAGGCCGGAATGAGATTTACCCCGCGAACCATAGACTCCAATCGGAGCTCATTGGTTTTAGGCGGTGGCACTCGGATGACTTCGGCATTGATTTGTGGCAGACGCGCACCGAAATCATCCAACGGGAAATCTTCAAAGACCATATAGGCTGTGCCGCGAAAGGCCGGAACAGAGCCGTCAATCGCGCTGATAATCGGGTCAGGGAGTTGGGTGTCTGTGCCTTTGTAAATGCGCGAAACAAGATCGGGAATATTGAGCGGAACGCCATTGGCCCAGAGCCGGTCAACACCCAATATTTCGCCTTCGCAAAGTCCAATGGCAAAGCTGATTGTGTAGCTATAATTACGCTGTGTCGGCCCGCCGCCTTTGCCGCTTTGCACACGCTCTTCGGTGACGGTTTCCTTCAGACGTGAGGCCCAGATAACCTGTCCCGCCAACCGCACACGGCCATAAATACGCGACATAGGCGCGCCGTCGCGCGAGGTTTGCACATGAAAACTCTCAAGCCTTGGCCCTTCGAAAGTACGGTTATCAAAAGCGCGAGTAATGGCACTATTGGCAAAAGACAGGGCGGCAGACCCAGCCGTCTGAATAAGAGCGCGCCCGACATGTTGGGCCCCTGCAACAATTAAAGTCGTCATTTATGTCTCGATTTCTGGAAAGCTAAATGAAAAGGCATGACGCCGTGTCCAATAGGGGACGAGGTAACTCTCCACCACAGAGCGCCCCCAATAGGCATGAATGATACGGTCACGCGCGCTCTTAATCGCGACATGTTTACAAGGTACATTCGGAGCCATACGAAAGAGCATAACATCGCCGATGTCGGTCTTATCTTTGGCAATCGGCGTTAGGCATTTTTGCGCGGCATGCAGTAAAGTTTCTTGCCCTAAGCTCTCGGCCCAGTCCGGCGTGTAGGCGGGGGTTGCCATAGGCTCCGTGCCGTAAATATCGCGCCAGATACCGCGGATCAATCCGAGGCAATCACAGCCCCCGCCTTTGACGCTGGCTTGGTGCTGATAAGGCGTATCAATCCAGTCATGGGCAACCGCTAATATCTCAGCGCGGGGGATATGGAGTTGGGTCATTTATAGCGCGAGCTCCCATCACGAATATCTCCGATTTGCGGCGCGGCTTGCATCGCATCATCGCCCAGCAGATAAGGAAAGCCCCGAAAATTCAGAATATTATTAAATTGATTTTGGCACGCCTCGACTGTGCGCGGGCAAATCATCCCGTCGGGATAATCGGCTCTTTTCAGCCCACATCTCGGATCGCCTAGCTCGGCGTCACACAGCTTCGAAAATACGCGCCCCACAGAGCGCTCCAACAAAACAGATTGCCCCGTCAATTCAGCCTCAAAGCTTTCGCCCCTTTGCGAAATCGTGCCAAGCCGCCCTGTGCGCATATGCACGCGCTGCTGGGGTGCTTGCCAATTGGCGCGGTAAGTTTCAATCACCGCATTTTCATAAAGCCCCGCCTCTATATCTGCGGCGGTGATACGCTCGCTATTAAGCACGCCCCCGACCGCGCTATTATCTGTTGCAAAACCGAGGCGATGATCTGTCTCGCTGGGAATAAGGCTAAACGCGCTGTCATAGATAAGCCCGTCAATAGTGAGCGGGCGGTCATGATCGGTAAATCCCAGAACGAAACCATCTTGCCGCGAGAGCTTCCACAGCCAGCACAAGGTTGTCACTGAGCCGGATAAATGATCTTGAAAACCGGATGGAATATTCCGCATGATCTATACCTCTATCAGCGGAATATTAGCCGCCTGCCCCGCGCCAAAAGCTTCTAAAGCCAGATCTAATTGGTCGGTATCAAAGCGGGTTTGAACATCAAATTCGAAACCTGCCGAAATAACTGCGTCTGTGTCTGGGGGTGAATTAAAAACAATCTCCCCCGTAAGGTCATTTAAGCTATAGTCTGCCGGTGCAATTTCGGTCGCGTTGATTGCAATTAACAGACTATCCGCAATCGGCTTGGTGATAAGCCGCACATAGCTTCCGCCGCTATCTTGATAGGTTTTGATAAGCTGAAATCCTAATGTTTCGCCGTCTCCTGTGCCGATGATTTGATCTGTAGCAGAGGGCGTCTCGCTGGGTTTACAGGACTTGAAATCCAGCGGGTCGCGAAAGCGGAAACTATGGAGCTGCCCCATGCGCGCCTCGAAAAACGCGGTGAGGTCATGCAGCTCATCAAGCGTTTTAATCCCGGCCCCCGCATTATAGCGGCGGCGCGACTTGGCGTGCGGCGTATTACGATGCTCTCGGCCACTGGCCAGCTGCGTAATTTCGGTGACACGGCTCGGCCCGCCGCTTGCCCCGAAGGCGAGCGGCAGTGGGAACCGTATATTGTGAAAGTCTGTCATTTTTTGTCTCTGTATTTCTTATGTAAAGCGCTGCCCATCGGCGACAGCACGGGCAAGCTGCGAGGAAATTTGGCCTTGGGATTTTTTAAAATTGTCGGGGTTCGAAACACCCGACACAGTCATATTCACCGTGACGGCAGGTTTTTGAAACCCGCCCGTTAATGAGCTTCCGAGTGACTGACCCACGGATTGGGTGAGACCGCCTATCGCCTGTTGAAGCGGATTGGTGAAAAGCTCAGTTATCGCTAATCCTGCCAAATCCCGTGTGATGGATTGCGCCAAATTGCTAAAGGAAAACTCGCCCGATTTGGCCGCTCGGTCCAAAGCCGATGAAATCCGGTCTCCCGCCAGTTCAAAGGCTTTCGCCATATCTTCGGCGGCATCTATCGCGGCGCCATCTGCGAAATCTTGCAGGGCGTCAGCGGCGTCATTTGTGTTCATAACTCTGTTCCATTTTTATAAGTTCATCCTTGGTCATAGCGTTTGAACGGCGGGGCCGTGTTAGCGCGAACCAATCGACGAGAGAGAGTTTCCAAAACTCCGATGGCGTGAGGCCGAGTTGCATGACCGCAATTTTGAGCCATCCCTCAAAAGGCCAATTATTCGGTTTCACGAAACGCCTCCTCGAATAAGCGGCAAACCTCAGGCATGGCTTGAGCAATCTGCCCATCGGTAAATATGGCTGCTGGCGGCGGAGCCTCCTTGGGGGACAAGCAAGGACGCATCACACACGCCAGCAGCACACGCGCCTCTTTCCGCGTCATTTGCCGCAAGCGTGTGGCAAGCGCGGTTGGGCCGGAAAGAGACAAGCGTGTATTGAGTTCAGCCAAAGCGCCCATGGTCAGACGCAGGCTGTAATTTTCTCCGGCGACAGTGATGAGTCCGTCGCCTTTTTGATAGCTCATGAGAGCGGGGCAAAGCTTGGCACGCCGGCGCTCATGAGCGTGACGTCATAGGTAACTTCGCCTTGATAACTCCCTGCATAGGACAAGGTGGTCAGCAGAAACGGGCCTTCAATAATCCCGAAATCGGGAATGATAAATTGATATGTCTCCACCGATTGCTCAAAAAAGGCGGTGCGGGCGAGCGCGTCAGAGGCGCTATCGCGGAAGATACCTGCCCCGCTAATCTCGGCAGATTTCACCCCCGCCCCCGGCAGTAATTCTTATGATTTTGTCCGCAGCCCCGCCAAAGTGATGAAATCATCCTCTGAATTTTTAATTTTGACGAGCATATCTCGTCCCGATTGCGCAGCCATTAGGCGGCCTCCTCTTCTATACTATCTGTACTGTCTGTGGTGAATGAGAGACGGATAAGCCCGTGTAGGGTCCGTCCGTCGGGCGCGCGCATAATATCCGAATAGAGGATATGTTTACGCGCGAGATGAATATCCCCGAGATCAAACTCGCGCTCCGTCACCGCCTTGGTAATTGCGTTAACAATGCGGATGACTTCTGCACGTCCGCCATAACGCGACCACACATGCAACGTCAGAATATGAGTCTGGATGTCGGCCTCATCTCCGCCAATATCTTGGCTGCGCATCGGCCCGTATGTCAGATAGGGAAAGACCGGATCTTCCGGCAGATGATCATAGAGCCGCGGGACTTCGCCGAGCACAGCCCTCACATTGCTATCAGTGCTCAGTACAATTTGCAGGGCTTGGGCGATTTCTAATGCGGTCATTGTTCCTCCTCACAAATCAGGTGCAAACGCTCTTGACGGTTATCGGGATCGGAATGGGTGATGACGCGCAATTTTCTATGCCCCCAAATCAGCTTGGC